GTTTTCATAAACTCTCCAGCTACATCTATAGGTATTTGCGACTGCGCTAGTTTAGCAGAAGCTGCTAATATTCCTTTATCTGCCATAGCCTGCTAATTGTAATAGTTTCATTGCTGCTTGAATTTCTTCTGGAGTAGGCTGGCCAACGCTTGTTATACCCGCGCTTCTTGACGGGTTCATTGAAAACCCAAGATTAGGATTTCCTGTTGCACTTGCCGGTGTAGTAGGAGGCAGCGGAATAGTATCGCCCATATCGGTACCGCCGCTAACACCTTTATAGTCTTGGTACATACCAACGCCACCTGCTAATAAATTACCGGCGCCGCCTGCTATTTGTGCTGCCGCCTGCTGCTTAGCTTGGTTCGCTGCCGCTAGCTGGTTCATGGACATACCTAGCTCTGTACCTATTATATTGCTTTTAAGCTCACGTGCTTGAGTTGCGCCACCTCGTTCCATTCTTTGTAATTGCATAGCTCCTTGCGCTGCCAAGCCTTGGTTACGTGCTTCTTGCTGACCTATACTTGCCGAGGCTGCTTGTATATTCCTTGATTGCTGATTCGCGAGTGATTGCGTAAATGCCGCAATGCCGGAAGCTCCAGCGGCGCCGCGCATTGAACCCATAATGTCAGATAAGCCTTGTTGCTGTTGCTGCGTTTGGAATTGAGCTTGCTGTTGGTTAACTGTTAAATCCTCGTATGGATTTTCCAAATTGCGATATAAGTTGCTAGTGTCTTGTGTCCTATATTGCTTTAAGGCTTTATCATAATCACCTTGCGCTTCGCGCTTCATCTTATTTGCTTGAAAAGCGTTGTAAGCACCAAGACCCAGCTGCGACAATCCTTGTACCGCGAAAATTAATGGTAGCATATTTAATTAGTTTATAAGTTATTATTACGTATTATTCGCTGCTTATAAAGGCTTCGGTGTTAACCGCGAACAACTCTCTTTTTTCCGCACTAGTGTTTGTCATTACAACCGTAGAATAGTATCCTGTTAAACCAGATGTGCTTATATCGGTAGGCTTAGATACAAATAAGAAGTCATTATTCTGCAGCGCTTTATTGCCGGAGTTAGCAGCAGTAATTCTGGTAGATGTTAACGATTGTATTAAACCTATTGGAGCGCTTACATTGCTTCTGTGATAGTATAATGTATCGCCAACTTGAACAGATACATTAATATCTTTTGTAAAATCTATTATAAGTGGGTTACCAGTTATAGTGGATGATACAGTAGATATACCTTGCGTAGAAAAGTTTTTAGTGCTTAATGTTGTATTGTTACCTTCTATAAAATTAAAGTATATACCTTCTCTGTCTTTCCAAGTGTTTACAACCCCGTTTTGGTCTTTTGTTGATATTGCAGCAGTCCAACCTTCATCACCTTCGTAAGATAGGGCTTTAAAGTTTTTAATGCTCGACGGTCCATCATTGATAATAGTGGTAACAGTTGTGTTTTCTTGCGTTCCATAAAAGTTTGCACGGTTAACGGTATCCGAATGTTCCCACAGTTCACCGTCTTTAAACGTGTAGTATTCAGTGTTAAGGGAAATAGCACCCTCTGGAGCGTAAGTTAAACGTGTTGTCCACCCGTCTGCATTTTCTAAGAATGATAACTGCTTGTTATTCAAACGCACATTGTATGTACCTGTATCTTCGTCATATGAGCCAATTAGAGGCTGTGTAACCGCTTTCAATTGCTGGTTAAAGTAGTAAGACATACTTTTATCCGAAATGACTGTAATACCATTATTTGAAAGCCTTATAACAGCCCCTCTGGCTTTATCAGTATAGTATGATCTAAACCCAAATGAAGCAAACGATTCCGGGTTTTTAGATATTCCGAATTCACCAGCAAAAGGTATTGTTTGGCCCAGTACATTTCTTGACGATGTAATATTGGTATTGCCGTCGGCATTGTAAAGCGCGTCTTTATCAGCAAGTATTCTCAGTGACTTGTCTTCGCACAGCGTTACCAAATTTGTGTCTCTAGTGTGTAGTTTTTGTATAGAACCGTAAACTGGATCAACATCTTTGGTAATAGTTTCTGCTATTAAAAACTGGTTTGTATTGTTTATCCCTGATATAGAATTAAATATACCACTAAATATAAGCCCGGTGCTTCTACGTTCTTCTCTATATGGCTCTTCCAGTGTTGAGCTTACTCTTACACCATTACCTAAAGTTGGCGCGTTAAAATCGTCTCTAATGCGGTCTGACTCAACGCCATTGCCAAACGAATAACAATTATGCCAATCTATAGTTTGGTAAGCGTTTAAACTAGACACATCTATTGGAGCTGACGCTTCGTAGTAAATATCTAAGTCGGCAACTTCAATTGGTTCTGTTTCAAAAACAGCGGGGTTTGAGGATGAAAGCTCTTTTAAATCTCCAGAAAATCTTTCTCTATAAACTTTAATTTTAGCAAACTGAGTGGCACCCCCGCTACCACTGTATGAAGAATCATTAAAAACTCTATTTAACTCAAACTGCATACTGGTGCCCGTGCCCTGCGCTCCCGAATTCCTGCTGTAAACACTAGTGAAAACGGATTTATCAATAATTTGATAAAAATCGTCGCTTAAATTGCCGTTGTTGTATTCGAACTTTATATAACTCCCTTCTATTATATTTTTATAAAAGTTTTGAAAGGCCGCCGACGCTTGCCAAGAGGTAGTGTTGTCGGTTCTTGCCGCTAGCAATCTAAATTTAAAGCTGTTAATTGATGGTAGCTGACTTTCGCCGCTCGGAGCTAAAGCGTCTTCCCATATAACCTCATGGTCCGTGCTTGTGGATATATTAGCATTATCCGGCGAAACAGTCATAGTCTCATCGAGTATAAGCGTGGGAACTGTTGAGGAGAACGCAGCCTGCACGGCTGTTCTAAAAAACGCTGTAGGTTTAATTTTTGCAAAAAATCTACCTTCGAACTCAGGCAAGGCGGCTCTTTCTTCCCTGTATAAAACTGCTCTAATATTTTCAAAGTCGGTTAGCTGAGCTAGCCAGTTATCGCTTTGTTTTAAATTTTCAGTTAAGAATACCTCATATACACCCCATTCAACATTCGGATTAGGAGAGACATTTGTTGTAATTTCACCAGTAGGCCCTCCTTCTTTTATTTGATATATAGAAGAAGCGGCGGTTCCTGATTCGTTAAAAAACTGAATAAAAGCAGTGTCTTTAAATCCGGTTGCAAAATTACTATTTGAAATAACTGTATTGCCGGAATTTACAGGCGTAATAGTTTCCAGTGGCCCGTTAAAAGTTACTTTATTATTGCCTAATTCAAACCCTATTGTAGGTGAATACCTAGCCGCAATCGCTGACCGAGCTTTTACTTGCTTAACATTTGATATATACTCCGGTACTTCGTTTTTAACAGATAAAAGCTTGTACTTGTTATTTATAGTAACAGGCGTGTCGTTGTCGTGCTCTTTTTTAAGAGTAATGTATTGTCCTTCTTGTACTTTATTTCTCTCCGAAGAAGGAAACGAAAGCCATATTTCACCATCTTCCGCCTCGTAATAGCGGTCTAATGCTATATTGTAATATTCGGGGGTGGATTCTTTTATATAATACTTAAATTTTTTAATCCAGCTAGGCGCTGAAAAAGAATTTAGCTTAGCGCGCAGAGAATTTACCTTCGGAGCATTCCTTTTATCAACAGAGATAGCACCGTTGTTTGCTGTGAATACAGGAGTTTCTCTACCGTAGTCGTCAACAAAAGTTATACCTACCTGGTATTCTCTATCTGTTTTTACAGACGGAAGCCCTAAAACAGGAGACGAATGCGTTGTGTTGGTCTGTGTAGCTATTAAATCAATGTTACTGTTTAGCACATCGTAGTTTTGCACATAATTACCGTATATAACACGGTTAGCCACAACCTCTTGTGCCTTAGCTTTCTTAGGCACCGCGTCGTATAGTCTTAACAGCTGAGAAGACTCTATTACCCTACCTAAAGTACCGGAAGTTATATCTACATTTAAAACCGGCTGAACGGCAGCACTAAAATCATATTTAAAAGATTCTATTAGGTAGACATTGTTAGATCTTGAACCTTTGTACAAAACCTCAACCTCGTCAACGTCGTTAGGGGTGGTTTGAAAATTACCGACAGCTATTTTTCTAATAACACTTTCCATACCTGTGTTATTACCGTCGCGGCTTAAGTATTCAAAATACCCGGGAACGAAAGCCGGCTTAGAAAAAGGCGCATAAGGAGAGTATTCCCCGTTAGAATATTTATACCTATACGAAAACCTAGGAAAATCATTTTTAAATATAGGTTCGCCTTCTACAAGTAGCATCTCCCAGTTTAAAGTAAGGTCAGGAACATCGTCAGATATACTGATAATTAAAATATCCACATCAGACTGGCTAGTGTAAGTATTTATGCTAGCGGTTGCTTCAAAAAAGGTTCTAGAATTGTCGTCGTTAACAATATAAGCCGTTAAAGTAAATGTCGTATCACTAATACCGCTCCAAGATATAGATTGAGCTAGGCTTATATTAACAACTTGACCTACCTTAGCGGTAAATAAATTTTTTGAAACAGTTACAGGCGTAATACCTGTTCCCGGCCCGCTGTATATAGAAGGCGATGCTATAGCTGTAAGCACTTGCTGTGGTGCTTTTTTAATAACCGTAATATCCGCGGCGGTAAAATCCCTAGTCGTGCCGTAAACGTGCGTTGTTGAATTTAGCACAGCGCCTGATTGTACTGATCCGGCTTTAAACGTGTCTATGTTAATTACTCTAGGCTCGTTTAAATCGTCTGTCCAGAACAGTTGATTCTCTAAAATGTTTACACCAGTGATAAGATTACTCGTGCTGAAGTTTAATACACCGTTAAGGTCAACAAGAACAGGGGACACAATATTCGCTGTTTGATCGTACTCGAGTATAGCATCCACGCTTGTACTAGTTACAAACCAGTATAACTTTTCGTTAGAAGTGTCGCGCGCCACACCAATACAAGTAGCATTAGATAAACCAAACTCAGAGTCCCAAGTACCACCACCCGGCTTATTATTCTTTTTAGTGTTACCTAATACATTTTCAATAGCACCAACGTCATTACCCTCAGATGTGCTTACCTGGATATTTTGACCATCGCGATATTCACCTTTAGGTACAAGACGCTCATCGAGGTCCTTGTTCATTCTACCGCGAATAAAGGTTTGTTTTAACTTAGGCATATATTAGTGTTTAATCCACTTAGATTGATTTCTCATTACTTGAGCTAATTCCGATATCTTAAGGTTAGACATACGCAATTTAGCATTGCGCTTAGCCGCAACCATTTCCTTCTTAAATCTAATGATTTGGTACTCTGGAGTATTTGCTCTCGTCGCTAGAACAGCGTGAGCTATGTATTTGTAGATAGCCTCTTCAGCAAACTTGTGTACCTGCATTTCTGCATCTGTACCTAAACCGTCGCTGATGTACTTAAGCGTTACAATCTGATCCGCTAAGTGAGAGCTAAAGTGCACTATACCTTTTAATTTATCGATGTAAAATACACCATTAGATTGCGCATCTTCAGGGCTAAGACCATAGCGCCCGCCATACCTGTACAGATTTAATAATTCAGTGTCTGTTAAGTCGCCTGGATTATTGTTGCTGCTTGCCGAGTTTTTCTTACCGCTATTTTTAAAACGATTCCACGTGGTTGATTCACTAGCTTCTATAATCTTGCCAGTGCTGTCAAACGTGTATTCGTAGTTTACATCCTGTGTGATGGCTGTCGGGTTACTTGTGTGCCTAGCGGGGTACAGTATTCTTTCAACGCCCGCTTTATCAGTGTAAGAAAGCTTAACATAATTAACGTAATCCTGTGGTAGTATCATCTGCAGTGCAGGTCCTACCTCAATCTCTTGTGCTTTTTCTGATGGCAATGTATCAAAGCTAAACTCTTGAATTGCACGCTTAGCATGGAACATTACATCGGTTCGCTTAATCTTGCTGATGATTTTATCTTCACCAACATAAGCAATCATAAAGTTACCTATAATATTATCGAGGCTAGTGAACTGGTAGTCACCGTAGTTTTCATCGCCGCTATTCCAGGCGCCACCGGCACCTTCGTAGTACAGCTCGTTAGTTTGATTTATTAGCCCCATTTATTAAGATTTTTCTTGTTGAGTATTTCTTGCTTCTTCTTGCGCTGCTATCTGATACACTTGCAATTCGCGCGTTGATATGCCCGCTAGTTCTAGTATTTTAATTACTAGCTCTGTTTCTTCCGAAGCATGCAACTCAAAATCTACAGAGGTTGCTGAGCTTTGCAAGCTAGAGCCATCAACTAAAGTACCAGCCCATTGCACAGTCGCGGGTTTTTTAATATAGTTACACGATACACCCGCGGTTATAAGCTGACTAGAGGCTGGCGTGGTGAACGTTAGTACAGTGGAGTCTGATATGCTTTGAGCACTTGATAATGTTATAGTAGTGCCATTAGCCGCTATAGCAGCCACCGTTACCGCTCCTGAGATGCCTGTACCAGTTACTATATTACCTATAGATATGCTTGGATTAGCTGCGGATATATTAATTGTAGCGCTTGAGCTGACTGCACCGTTTAATGTAGAATTCGAAGACCTTACAATGAGGCTACCGTATACTTTGTAACCGGTAGAGCTTGCCACAAATACAGGCCTATCATCAGTAGGCTTTGTTAAAGGAGCCGCGTTAATGTACAAGAATTCATTCTTATTGATACGCTCTACTTCTTTGTTGTCATATATCAATGTACCAATACGGTATAAATCATTTGGGGCTGACCAATGATTATTTGCATAAGTCATTGCAGCCGTAACTTCAAAGATGTTTATTTTTTCGTTTAGGATATTGAGCATGTCGGAGAACTCCGTGTCATTACCATGCATACGACCGAACTGGTTGATGTCGTAAAAATATTGTTCAAACAAATCCATTTGCGCTTGGTTGGCAAATAGGTTGAACTCCTGAGGCGTAACATATCCTCGTTGTTCTTTATTGAGTATGCTTAATACCCGTTGATAAACAGTGTCTACGCTTACGCTCATATTCTTATTTGATTAAAGTGGAGGCTACCTTAGTAACCCCCACTGTTGTTTTATAATCGTTTTTCAATTGTGTTCAGTACTTCCATACCTTCGTCTGTTTTGAAGTATGCAGCAAGTGCTGAGTAAGGGTGTTCGTCAAAAGGAACAGTCATAAGCTTCCGCCCAGTGCTTCCATAAGAGAACGTTCTGTTGTCTGGTGATAGCTGCAATAGTCCAATCTCCGTAGCTTTAATTCCAATATTGCGCAAATGCACATTTTCGTCATTAGCTAATTCTACGAACAATTGCGGGTTGCTGCGAGCAAACACAAGCAAATCACGTTTAAGCTCCTTAGAACTCATGCTAGATACCTCAGATCCGAATTCTGCACGTAAAATTGCTTCAGCCTCGTCAACATCCATGGCCTTAGCCATATTCATTGCTTCTAGTTCCATTTCAATATTATCTACCTCCCATTCTGCAATTGCATCAGGCATAAATTCTTTAATCTTGCCTTGAAGTGTTAATGGGTGGTACAATGAAAGAAATTTTTGCATTGCTACTTGTTCTTTGGGTACAAATAGCTTACCATCTTCAAATATGATACGCCCTAAAGTAGCTGTACCTTCTTGCTCGTCTACAAAACAAGATTTTTGGTTTGTAGCATAACGCAATTCGCGCTGATAACCTTTTTCTTTATCGAACCAAAGTAAAGGTTTTCTAGCAGTATGAACTGTGGGTATCGACCAAACTATAGGAGTTTTATTGCCTGTCATTTCGTACAAGCGGTCCTTAGACTCCCAAATAGGTTTTTTTGGCAGTGGAGGCATTTTTGTTGTTGTTTCAAACGACACTTTTGGTGCCTCTACTGTAGTTTCTTTTTGAACCGGGGCTTTCTTTGCCGCGGGTTTTTTAGCTGTTGCCATGATATAATATAATTAAATAAATAAAAGAATAATGCCCCCGACCGAAGCCGGGGACAATATTAAAATCAATGATTAAACTGTTTTCAACAATACGAAGTTGTTAGCAGCTTGTACACAAAGTGCACGCTCAGACAAGAAGTGAACGTTCATTGCATCTTCGTCACTAGTGTAGTTGCCACCAACTGAACCAGTAACCCAAGACTTCATGCGACGATCATCAACCTCGTTAGCGCGGTAACGCACGTGCAAGAATGGACGAGCAATGTTCTTACCTAGAGTTTCGTCATAAACTGTAGAAGTACCAGCGGGAACAAGTGCACCTTCGACGTCTCCAATAAGACCACGAGTAGTTGCATCGTTCAAGTATTTCCAGTCAGTTTTGTAGAAATCGTAAGACCCGCGACGGAATCCAGAGAATCCTAAGTTTAACGCCATATCTTCAGAGTTGTCAAATACACCGTAAGATGTACCACCAGCTCCGTAAGAGTTTTGAGCAGCAAGCATGTTGTCAATTTCTAAAGACTTAGAACGGTTTAAGAACAGCATGTTTTCTTCAATTGCACCTTGCTTGTCTAATTGAGCCAACAAAGCGTCAAACTCAACAAGACCTTCGCTCGCACCAGTACCGTCAAAATCAGTACCAGTGTAAATCATACCGCGAGTTTCGATAGCTTCGAACATACCTTCAGTACCGTCAACAGTAGTTGCACCACTTGCGCCTTTTTTCTCACCTTCGACCATTGCCATTTCCAAGTAGTCTTCGAAACGTAAACGAGACTCGTGCTCAGACTTCAAGTACCATAAGTAACCAGAAGTACCAGCTTCAGAAGTAACTTCAATCCAACCAATTTGGGCTACGTCAGATCCAGCAACGCTGTATTTGTCGCGCAAGATGATTGGCTTGTTAGAGAAACGCTGGAAAGAAGCGTCACGAGAAAGTCCGATATTTTCAGAACCTTTAGCGTACTCAGAACCGAATACAAAAGCAGAAAGACCTGTAGCAGCAAGAGCAGACAAATCAGCAGCACCGTAAACTTGTACCTTTACTGTAGCAGCACCAGCTGCAGCGGCTGTGGATACACGTACCTTAGCAACGTTGTTAGAACCGTCAGCTACAACCAAAGTCATACCTACAGCCAACAAAGCAGCCTCAGCAGCAGTTCCAAAAGTTAAAGTAACCTCTGTAGCGTTAGCAGTTTGCGTGCTACCAACAGATTTAAAAGCTAAGTGCAAACGACCTTGTTCTGTCCAAATAACTTGGTCAGAAGCCATTGGCATTTCTGCGCTAACCATACGCAAGAAGCCACCTACAGTACGCTTACCGTAACGCTCTACTTCTTTTTCGTAGATTTCAGGAAGATACTGCTGTGACCACTGTTGGAAAGAGGTGTCAGTAAAATTAATGTAATTTGATGCGTCCGGTGTTTTAGTAGGACGCGGAGTTATTGATGCTGGAATTGCACCACCCGAGAAAGTTCCCATTTTTATAAATTTTTAATGGATTATTATTTTCTAAATTTAACCTTAAGTTTAGAAGAGCTTTGTCCACTGTCAACCGCGCGTATTTTCCACCCGTTAGATGCCGTTACTTCTTCGTGAACCCCTCTCGGGCTCATGTTAACGTTCTTCGTGCGTGCCATACTATCTTTCACTGCATCGGCTTTGCCCTGCTCGTAAAAGTGTTGTGCGACTTGATCAGCGTTCATAGCTGTGAACAGCGATTTATGATAACCCTTAGCATCTTTCATTTCCCCCTTTTCATCCAAGAACTTCTTGATAAAGTTGTTAATGTCACTTTGAGTCTCTTTAACCTGACTAGTGTCTTTAACTTTAAAGCGGTATTTTTTGTCTCCAACAGAATAATCGAAACCTTCGAATTTTTCGTTAAACACTCTAGCGCTCTCTTGCTTAAATTTACTAGTTTGTCGTTCAGCAACCATTGCTGCTTCTTCGCTCTCTTTATTATAACGGTTGAAAAACTCAACCGCTTTTTGTTGTTCTGGATTCAGCTTTGAACCCATCTTAATTTCATCGTAGTACTTAGACTTTAAACCGTCTAAGTAATTTTTTGCTTTCGCTAATGCCTCTTTTCGCTCAAGTTTCTTTAAACGTATTTCACGCTCGTCATCAAGTTCTTCATCGTAAGAAAACTTATCGTTTAATAAAAAGTCAATGTCCTCTTTGTCGTAAGAAGTATGTACTGCTTCATAGTACTCACGAAGCAATTGGTCTTCATTTAACGATGCATAATCTGTATTAAGCTTAACATAGTCTTCAAGCGACCCACCTGTTTCGTTCATAAAGTCAACGACCTTTTGAATGTTTTCAGGTAACTCAACGCCTGACGCTGCTTGCTCTGCTACAGCTTCTTCGATTTCATCCGCTAGTTCTTCAGCGGCTTCTTCAACCTCTTCTTCTGTAATCTCCTGTAGTACAGACGATTGCTCTTCTACTACTGGTTTTTCAGCCTGAACGGGGTTTTCTTCTCTGGCAGGTTCTGGAGTTGGCTCTTCGACGTTTTGCTCCGGAACTTCTCCGCTAACTGTGGGTTCGTCTTGTACAGGAACCTCATCTGTGCTTTGCTCTTGAACGGCATTTGTGCTAAAGTCTAGTTTAACCGTACCATCGTCATCTACGCTGGTAACTGGCATGTTTTCTTCACTCATGATAAGATATTATAAAATTGTTATTACTATAATTACCTAGGTTCAAAGGTACCTAAGCCAAACCCACCTCCAAGTATATCGTTTCCAGAGGATTCGAAGTTTTTAGGTGGTGAATCATTTTTTCTTTGATCTATCAACTCACTTTGCTGAGTTGCTTGTAATTTTGTTCTTTCGTCTTTGCGGTCTTCTTTCTGTTGCTCTTTTGATTTTTGACCTTCAACCTCAATGCCTTTAAGCTGCATATTGTATTGGAACTCCAAAGCCATAAGCTCTTTCTTCGCCTCAACTTCGCCTTGCATTTTTTGTTGCTCAAGCTGCGCTTTCATCTGTTCAAGCTGCGCTTTTGTTTGGAACAACGCCTGGTCTTTTTGTACCTCAGCTTGTGCTGCAACCTGTTGTGCCTGTGCGTTTGCCTGCGCCTGTGCTTGAATGTTTTGTTGCTGCATCATCTGGTCGCGCTCAAGTTTTTTCTTGCGGCGTAGTTTTAACAACTGGTTAGCTAGCTTAAGGTTTTTAACCTCGCGGATATCAATAGCATCTTCAAGGTCAATTAATCCCGCAGACAGTGCTGTTTGAATATTGTTTTCCAACATTCCCTTTTCTTCATCGTCTGGTGCCAACTCTAGCATAATACCAAAGTCATACAAATGCAATTCCTTTAGTTCGTCTAATGTTGCCACATTAAAACCGCCAATCTTTTGTATAAACGCATCGCGTGATGGGCTGTACTCTAGTATATCAGATATTCTAAGTGACAATCCTTCTGCTACATCGGCTGTTAAGAACAATCCAGCATCTAATATGTGGCGTGTAGCTGTGTTTGAATTTGCTGCTGCAAGTTTCTGTACACCAACCAACGCTCTAGCATCTGGAGATGAACCATCACGAGCTTCATTAAGACCCGTAACGTCACGAATCATCTGCAGGTAATAGTTATACGTCTGGATTAAAGTTTGTAGCTTCTGGCCGCCTGCACCTGTCTGTAACGGCTGAATAGGCACTTTACCAGGATTCATATCGCCATCTTGTGTAAATGACCTACCAATAACAGAACCCGTTTGGAAGAACATGTTTAATGCTTCTTGCGGGTTGTAGTTTGTGCCGTTACCTAAATCAATTTCAGCAAGACCATCAGCATCCATATAAACACCGTCAGGCATCATCTTAGCTAATACTTGCTGCATCTTTAAGTGTGTGAGCTGTACCATATCAGCAAAGCCAGTACAACGGCTTACGATAGATTCTATACGACCTCTATACATTCTTGGCGCTACAATGCTGTAATTCATTTTTACTTTATTGTAATCACTCTTAGGCCGCATCATATTCTCGGCAATACCCCATTCAAGCAATATGCTTGTACCCAACACCATTGCACCTTCGTAAAGTACTTCTAGCGAACGCGATGCTTTAGCAAAACCTTCCGCATCATCTGGTGGGTTAAACTGATCATCACGTAGTATTACTTTTTCCGAACCAGTAGCCGTTTCTTTAATTTTGTACACTTCGTTCATGTACGTCTTGTAATTAAAGTATAATATCTGAACGGTATTTGAATCGTAAAAATCATCGTTAGCACTGCTTACGTTCCAACCCGCACTTTGGTTTTTAGAGCCGCTGCCTTTAATTTTGTCTAAGTCTTCCTGTGTTAGCAAAGGATATTGTTTCTTAACCTCGCTAATCGGTATGGTCTTTACTTCACCAACATAATAAATATCTTCAAAGTACGGTGACTCTGTGTACGAATATACTAGGTTAGCTGGGTCAACATAATCAACTAAAACACCTTCTGATTCTGAGAAAGTGTTTTTAACAGCACCTATACCAATGGTTGTTAAATCGTGGTACACACGTCTTTTAATTAAGTCGTACTTGTTGCCCTCTAGTAATGTGTTTATTGCAACCTCTTCAGCAATCTCAATACCCTGCTTGTAGCTGAGCTGCATATGTAACTCAAGCTCTTCTTTGGATTCCGGTAATGCCGCCGGGTCGTTTTCATAAAGGTTGATACCAAATGCTTCAGCTGCATAATCGTTGAGCTCCTTAGTTTGCATGTCTCTAATAATAGAGTCCATGTACTTTGTGCGTTTTTCAACACCGTACGGATCTTGAGAGTATGCTTTGATATCAAAAGACCGATCTGCAATGCCGTTAACAACAATATCAACAAATTTAGAAAGTATTGGAACTGGCTTCCAGTCAAGGTTGAGATAAGATAAATCACCATTTATGGATAGCTCGTCTTTATATTTCTGTATAGGCTGTTCACCGCGTGCGTATAATCGTAAACCGTGAAAGCTGTCTTGGTTGCTGCGAAATCTTGTGCCTCCCTGGTTACTGTCAAACCATTCGCTCTGAATAGCTCGACCTACCCGCAAGCCGTAATCAGGAGACATTTTCTCCTGGTCGCTAGCCACTTGGCTTGGGAAAAAGTTACTTGCAACTGAGTTAGCCATATTGTTATTTTATTATTTTTGAAGTAAAACCGTCTTGGCTGTACTTAGCCACTTTAAGGTTTAATTTTGTTTTCTGTTGTTTTCCTACCGGCCTGTATAAATCTTTATGACATGCCATAATTGCGAGTCCTGAGCTGATAGAAGCATCGTGCTTTGTACGATTGTTTATATCAAACTTAGACCAGTCGTTAAGTGTATCGTTAAAATACATTGAGCCGTACTCACCTTCATTGAGCATACCAACGTGTTCGTTGATATACATTTCAATTGCGGCAGCGTGCGCTTGCTTTATGTCTTGACTAGAGTTTGGTATTCCACCTATCTCTTTCTCAGTTACGGAAAGCTTGTTCCATAATCTGTCAGGCCGGTTCATCGAATAACCCCTGTAGCCTCTGCGTTTAAAATGGTACAGTAACCTAGGTTTGTTATTCTCAGCAAGTAATGGCATTCCGTAAAAAACGCACGCCATTAGTACGTCTTCGAAAAATATCTCCGCTGTCTGAGGCCTAGCTATGTATTCTAAAAAGAACGTGCTAGGTGGTGCATTTTCCATACTGAACTTTGTTAGTCCATGTAATGCGCCTTTAGAGCCTCTGCCGTCAGTCGTGCCCGAAATATCGTAACTATCACAGCCAAATGCACCAACGTGCTCATTACCTGGATAGCGTGTGCCGCTTTTTACAATCTGTCTGTTTTGAAGATCGGCTCCTGGTACCCAAGAGACTTTAAACCTGCCTTGTGGACTAGGTATAAATACTACCTTTGTGTCCCTAACACCATTCTCCCACTGGAAATTACCGGTGGTTATAGTATTAGTATTACGCAAGTCAGCGTTATAATCAATCTGTTCGTAAATTTTCGCTAAGTTAAATATACTATTTTTACTTTCATCGCGGAAAGCGTGGTCTGTAGTACGCGGAAACTGCCGGTAGTATTCGTTTAAAGCATCTTGGTCTCCTTTAAGACCATCAACTTCATTCTCCCAGTAATCTATAACCCCAACTTCAATTGGGTCGCCGTGTGGTCCTAATACTTCTTCTTCAGGTGTATTAAATACCGGCTGCCCGTACTCATCAATAAACCCTTCATAGTTCCACTCCATTGGTATAAAAAGCGCGTACAATCCCGATTTTGTTTGACCATTATTGTTTCTTTTGGTTACGTCCGAATCTAAGTAAAGCTTTTTAAA